TGAAGCTGCTAAAGCTTATCAAGAAGCAGAAGCAGAAAGAAAGAGAGCTGCTTCTGAATTTTCCAGAGTAGAGAAAGAAACTAAAGCGAACATAGCCTCAAGATCTGCGGCTTATGAACTACAGAGAAAAGAAGGAGAGGGCAAAGTAAAAGCTGCTAAGGATGCTGCTACTGCTCAGGCAGCTAAAACAGCACAGACAATTAAACAAGGTAAGGTTAACGTTGCTTATGCGACTAAGCAGAGAGAAGCTACACAATCTAAACTACAACAGCAATCACAGGCTAAGAAAGCTGCAGATGCAGAGTTAAAAAGAAAAGCAGCTTTGAAAGCTAAGTCTACAGCTAAGGCTCCTGGTGTAAGTTCTACTATAGTTAAAGGTCCAAATACTGTTGCAGGTTTAGGTAAGCCTGGATCAGCTAGGAGTAAAACCAAAGGCGTAAAAGATAAAGCTGGTAAGTTACTTATCGGTTAAATGATTCCTACGATTACTGAGGATATAATCAAATATCTAGAAGAGGTCTATCCAGATAAGGCTCCAGATATTAGTATGGAAGAGAAACTTATTTGGTTTACTGCTGGACAGGTGGCGGTTGTACGTCATTTGAAAGAACAGTATAAACTACAAGAAGAGACTAAGTACAATTAAATGGCAATTACAGCAACTATGGTACTTGCCGGCCTTGCGGCTGGTTCTACTATATTGCAGGCACGACAAGCTGCTGATGCTGCTAGAAAAGCGGCTCAATCAGCTAGAGAACGTACTGCTCAAGCTAAAAGTTCAGCAGAAGCTCAGATTGCACAGATGCAAGCTGACTCAGCACAAAGAGCCAAGCAATTTAATCTACAAATTGAGCAAAGCAGAGCTGATACAGCGGCTGCCGTTACAGCATCTGATAAAGCTTTAGCTCAATCTAAGCTGCAGATGACTCAGCAGAATCAAGCTTCTAACTTAATGATTCATCAGCAGCAACTACAATCTGCAATAGCAAGAAGTCAAAAAGGATCTCCTGTAGGTAGAACGAAGAGGACAGCTAAAAGAGGTACTCCTGAAAGTATGCGTACTAAGCTGAGTATTGATTCAGGTTTAGGTGTATCTTCTGGTGGCGACCCAGATGGTGTTTCTCATAGGTCTTTAAATGTATAAAGGAACTGCTGAATCCAGGTATAGGTATCTAGAACCTGAAAAGAGTTTATATTTAGATCGTGCTATTGAGTGCAGTAAATATACACTGCCTACTCTTATTACTGATAATGATAGGAGTTCAGGTAGGCAAACCTATAACAAGATAACTACTACATACCAAGGTTTAGGAGCTAGAGGTGTAAATAATTTAGCGGCAAAACTACTTATAGCTCTTCTACCTCCAAACCAAGCATTCTTTAGGTTATCTGTAGATGATATCAAACTACAAAAAGAGTTAGAAAATTTTAAAGAACTTCGCTCTGAGTTTGAGCAACAACTTTCTTTAATGGAACGTGCAGTGATGCGTAACATTGAAGAGTCTGGAGATCGTACTGCATTATTTGAAGCTTTAAAACATTTAATAATTGGT